GAAGAGTAATGTCTGAGTTAGAACTTGCTGATAGGTGGGAGCGAATAAATAAGGTTGTTGAGGCTTTTTTAAAAGGATCTACTAACCCCACGCAGATAGCAAGAGAAACTGGATTTAAACGTACAGAGGTTCAAGAATATTTAAATGAGTGGCGTACTGTTGTTCATAGCGATAAGTTAATTCAAAACCGTGCGCGTGAGGCTCTTGCTGGCGCAGATAGTCATTATTCTATGCTTATTGCAGAGGCTTGGAAGGTTGTTGAAGAGGCTTCACAAACCCAAGCACTTTCCAATAAAACAGCAGCATTAAAACTTATTGCAGACATACAACAAAAACAAATTGACATGCTTCAAAAGGCTGGTCTTATTGAGAACAATGAGATTGCAGATCAAATTATTGAAAGCGAACGCAAACAAGAGGCTCTGGTAGGCATTCTAAAGGACGTTATTTCTGATTGCCCTCATTGTAAGAAAGAAGTATTTTCTAGGCTCAGTGAGGTTACTGGAAAGGTTGAGGGCTACTAGTGTTTGACGACTTTCTTAAAGCACTAGACGGAGATGAATTTGATGAGTTTCCAGTCACAATAGAAGAGTTTACAATTAGTGAGAGATATTTAAATCTTCCTCCTTTGTCAGAGTATCAGTATCAATGCATTAAAGCAATGACACAAGTTTACAAAAAAGAAACTTTAATTAGATTGTTTGGAGAAGAAGAAGGAACTAAAAGATATAAGCAAACATGTAACGAAGTCATCCTGCAACTTGGTAAGGGTTCTGGAAAAGACTACATGTCAACAGTTGCTGTATCTTATTTAGTTTATCTTTTACTGTGTCTTAAAGACCCTGCAAAATATTTTGGTAAGCCTCCTGGTGACGCGATTGACATTATTAATATTGCTATTAACTCAGATCAAGCAAAGAACGTTTTCTTCAAAGGCTTTAGAAAAAGAATTGAAGGATCTCCTTGGTTTATTGGAAGATATAGCGTTACCGCACAGGCAGTAACGTTTGATAAATCTATAACATGTCACTCAGGCCACTCCGAAAGAGAATCTTGGGAGGGATACAACGTTATCTGCGTCATCCTTGACGAAATTTCTGGCTTTAGCATGGAGTCTACATCAGGCAGTGATCAGTCAAAAACTGCTCAAGCAATATATGACATGTATAGGGCATCCGTTGACTCACGATTCCCTGACTATGGAAAAGTTATATTGCTTTCATTCCCACGCTTTAAGGGAGACTTTATTCAACAACGTTATGATGCTGTTGTTGCAGATAAAGAGGTTATTGTTAGAGACTATGAATTTAAAATAGACGACGAACTTGATGAGAGCATAGAAGAAAATAAATTTAGTATTGAGTGGGAAGAAGATCACATTAATGCATATAGGTTCCCCAGAGTATATGCACTAAGGAGACCAACGTGGGAAATTAATCCCACAAGAACTATTGAAGATTTTAAAAGAGCATTTTTTACTAATCCTATAGATGCGCTTTCTCGTTTTGCATGTATGCCACCAGATTCTATGGATGCATTTTTTAAATCTAAAGAAAAAATTGAAGCATGTTTTAATCAACCTTACAACGGAATAGATGATTCTGGTAGATTCTATGATTGGTTTCAGCCAGTAGAGGGAAAAGAATATTTTGTTCACGTTGACTTAGCGCAGAAGCATGATCACTGTGCAGTTGCTATGTCGCACGTAGATAAATGGGTACATCTAAAAGCATTTCTAGATCACGAAGTTGTAAGCCCACTAATTGTTGTTGACCTTATTAAATGGTGGACACCAACTTCAGATAAGTCAGTTGATTTTTCAGAAGTGAAACAGTTTATTATTGATTTAAGATCGCGCGGGTTTAATATTAGAAAAGTAACCTTTGACAGATGGAACTCACATGATATACAATCAGACCTAAGAATGCTTGGAATTAATACAGAGACCTTATCTGTTGCTAAAAAGCATTATGATGACATGGTTATGCTTGTTGGAGAAGAAAGAATTATTGGGCCAAGAACACATCTCCTGATTGAAGAGTTAGTTCAGTTAAGAATTATTAGGGGTAAGGTAGACCACCCAAGAAAAGGAAGCAAGGACTTGTCGGATGCGGTGTGCGGATCTATTTATAATTCTATTACTGGATCAAGAAAAGATGTACAGGATGCTGAAATAGAAGTACATACCTATAAGAGTTTTGTTAGAGATGTAAGAATTCAAGATGCACGCGAGCAAGATCGTAATAAGGATAATATTATTAAACTGCCTCCATCAAATAATAAGGATGCAGAAACTTACTTTGGGACTATTGGGATGATCTAAATGATTGAACTGACTTGGCAGGGTAAACAAGAAGCAATTGAAGAAATCATTGCCCGCGACGGCGATGCATGTTTTATATGTAAGGGGTCATTTGGCAAGAAAGAAAAAAAGACTTTGGATCATTGGATTCCTTTATCAAAGGGCGGGACTTGGAACATTTCTAATCTTAGGCTTGCACATCGTCAATGTAATTTTTGGAAGAGCGATAGAATGCCTTTGGAAGATGGAACTATTCCAGAAAAACCTGTTAAAAAGTCTTCGATTAAAAAAGTAAAAAAACATAATAGGCCAAAGATATGCGGATCATGCATGTCTGGTAGGCTAGTTAATCATGGTCAAAAATGTTCTGTATGTCGTTCTGGACCACAACCAGAAGTATTCCCAGGATGGGCAAAGAAAAAAACTGTAGAATGTGATCATACAATGTTTCATTGTTTTGCATGTATACTTGGATTCGTAAAAAGGAGCGCATGATGGATTTTCAAGATGAAATAGTAGAGGCAATGATAGAGCGTGGCTATCTTATCCAAATAGGAGAAAACACTATGGGTGAGCCTCTATACCGTCTTACAGAAAAATTTCACAATGAACATGCAGACCTTGTTGAAGAAATAAAACTAAATGAATCCGACTTAATATCTTCACTATGGTTTAAAAACTTTATTGATATTAGAATGAATGTTGAAGGAACATCGTATATATACTTGACTGATAAGTCTGATGATTGGTATAGTTCTGATGAACTTACAGAAGAAGAAAAATCAATGATGTACATCCTCTATACGACAGGATATTTTGATGATTTTAAAAACAGACGATAGAAACGTAACAGACTTTTATAAGTACTGGGACATAGAAGCAATTAAGGCAAATCTAGATACAAAACGAAATCACTTTATAGTTGTTGTTGAAAGAATAAATGGTGATTTTAATTTCTCTACAATTGTAAGAAATTGTAATGCTTTTCTTGGAAAAAGGGTGGTGCGTTGTGGAATCAGAAAATGGGACAAGCGTGGAGCAGTGGGCACGAACCATTATGAACATGTGGAATATTCCGATTCCATTATGGACATTCTTAATCAGTATAGGAACGATGGCTATCATATCGTTGCCATTGATAATGTGGGAGACGCAAAGGTAGTTAATGAATATTCTTGGATTGCTAAATCTGTTATGGTTTTTGGTGAAGAAGGACGCGGATTATCGGATGAAGTACTAGCCTTTGTCGATGATATTGTATACATTGAACAGTATGGATCTGTTAGGTCTTTAAATGTTGGAACCGCAAGTGGAATTATTATGTACGACTATTGTTCAAAAGTGGTATAATTCTTTTATGGCAGATAACATTCCTACAGATGCTATGGCGGGCAACGCTCGCCGTGGCTTAGAACTTAGACAAAAATATGGACGTGGTGGCACTATGGTTGGTGTTGCTCGCGCAAGAGACGTTGCTAATAAAAAGAATCTTAGTGACGATACTGTATTGAGAATGCATTCATTCTTTTCCCGTCATGAAGTAGATAAGCAAGGAAAAGGTTTTAGCGCAGGCGAGCCTGGTTATCCTTCTAATGGATTAATTGCTTGGCTTCTTTGGGGCGGAGATTCAGGAAAATCTTGGGCAGAGTCAAAAAGAAATGCTATCATGAATCGTAGAGAGCAGAAGATGTTCAAAGGTACAGGATTCGACCCATCAGATATTAACTATAAAATATAGACCCCCATATGCCAGCATTCCAGAAATTCAGTAGCCCTTCAGTGCAGTGAATATATCTTAGGATGGTGTAGTTACCCGCTGGCATATGGGTTTTATCTTGACACAGCAATAGCCAATAAGTATAATAAACACTATGCACAATGCGGGATCGTCTAACGGCAGGACAGTAGACTTTGGATCTGCTTATCGGGGTTCGAATCCCTGTCCCGCAGCGCAATTTAATGATAAAATAAAGATACTAAACTAGGAGGATCTGTGGAAACAGCACTCATGGAAAATACAACAGCATCAGCAAGTGTAACCCTTACAAAGTTAGATCGTTGTGACTCTGGCAACTGCCCTGCCCAAGCATTCGTACTAGTTAAGTTTATTACTGGAGAACTTCTTTTCTGCGGTCATCATTTTAATAAATTTGAAGCCTCGTTAATTAAACATGCATATGAAGTCATAGATACTAGAGATGATATTAATGCTAAGTCTGAGTCATCTGCATAGATGATTTATGGGGCGGTGGCGCAGTCGGTTAGCGCAGAACTCTTATAAGGTAAAGGTCGTGGGTTCAAGTCCCACCCGCCCTACCAAGCCTTCGTAACTCAGAGGATAGAGTAGTGGACTTCTAATCCATTAGTCGCAGGTTCGAATCCTGCCGAGGGCACTACGCGAATGTTGCATAATGGTAGTGCCTCTGCCTTCCAAGCAGATAGTGTGGGTTCGATTCCCATCATTCGCTCGCAAGAATAATGATATAATTAAATATCTAGCACCAGAAGGAGGATAATATGGAAGAAATAATTGCAGCACTAAAAACCCTACTTGCCGATGTTGTTTCCTTTAAGTTTCGTGTGCATGGCGCACATTGGAATGTTGAAGGAGAAGACTTTAGACAGTATCACGACTTCTTTGAAGAAATTTACACAAGCGCAGACGAGTCCATTGACCCAATTGCAGAGTTTATTCGTAAATTTGGAGACTATGCACCATTCACGCTCGCACGTTTCCTTGAGTTAAGAACAATTCAAGATTCTGCACCAACTATGTCCGATGAAACATCATTAACAGAGGACGTATATATGGCCAATCAATTTATTTTAACAGAACTTTTTGATGTTTACAGAAAGTCAGAGGCAGCAGGACTGCCAAATCTGTCAAACTTTATTGCAGATAGAATTGATGCACATCAAAAGTTTGATTGGCAACTAAGAGCATCACTTAAAGACTTTGATGATCCGATGTCAGGTGACTGAGGTGGAGAAAAAAGACTTTTCTGTTGGTGATATGGTTTCTTGGAACTCAAGTGGCGGCACTGCACAAGGAAAAATAGAACACGTCATGCGAGATGGCGTTCTTGGCATTCCCAAAAGCAAGTTTAGCATAAGAGCAACTAAAGAAAATCCTGCTGTTTTAATTAGGATTTATAGAGACGGGAAACCTACTGAAACTCTAGTAGGACATAAGATGAGTACATTAAGATCTTCTGGCATGAAAAAGTCATATGATTATATGTCAGAAAATGACTGGCAGGGTCTTAATGAAAGACAAACTGATCAAGCAGAATCGTTGTGTTCAATTGTAGAAGAGTATGGACAATTTGATCAGTCTTCAAACGCTAATGGCGCACACTATGGAGATGGAAATAATAATCCATTTAAATCAGACGGATTAGTTTGTTCAAGTTGTATCTTTTATGAAGAGGGTGCATGTCATTTAGTTTCTGGAAGTATTGATCCACAAGGTGTTTGTAAACTTTGGATTATTCCACAAGAAAGTTTAACTCAAAAATCTAACGGGGAAGACATGTTAACAAAATTTTGGGGCGGAAAGTTTTTAGCATAAGATAAACTCTTGCATAGGGCCAGTTATATATTATATAATTGGCCCTATGTTGTTGTTTGCCTCTTTAGCATAACGGTAGTGCGACGCACTTGTAATGCGTTGGTGACAGTTCAATTCTGTCAAGAGGCTCGCGGTCCTTTAACTCAGTGGTAGAGTGTTTCGTTTACACCGAAAAGGTCGGGGGTTCAAGTCCCTCAAGGACCACGGGGAATTAGTTAAATGGTATAACAGTTCTTTTGCAAGGAACAGTCATCGGTTCGACTCCGTTATTCTCCACATATGTGGCATATGTCACAATACCCTTGTATTTACTTGATATTTTTCAAAAACCCATGTATTCTAGATAGATGTTGCCGCCAATAGGAGGTCATTATGACGAAAAAAAACCGAATTGGCGTAATCATTGCAAATGTTTTAGTTTTAATATTTGCATTGCTTACACCAACGGCGTATGCTAAGTCTGCGCCTATGGCGGGAGAGTCAGCAACTGCTGTCGCTCAACCGTTCGTGCCAACTTCATTTGCAGAGGCTCCGTCAGCCAAAGCAAATAAAAAGAAGAAGGCAAAGAAGTGGAAGTGTAAGAACCAACTAGCCAACTGGCTTCATGCTGCGGGTTTCCGTGGTATGAATTTAAGGGAGGCTTGGGCTATATCCATGAGAGAAAGTAATGGCAAGAATGTTGGGCCTGGAATGGTTCAATTTAATGGTCATGACTACGGCTTATTCCAGTTTAATATGGGAGCATGGGGAGGTTCATCTTGGTGGAACACAGCGAGTTTGCTGACTCCAAAATATAATGCGAAAGTTGCATTTAAGTTAAGTAGAGGTGGAAAGTCTTGGATTCCTTGGGGCATGAGGGATAACATGGACTTTGACACACAAAGTTATTCAGGCATTTGGTCTAGCGATCAATTCTATGCTTGGGTAATTGAACCATATCAGCGTTACTATGCCCAATATCCATGTAAGTAAGTAAGAAGGCAGTGGGGCAAACACAATTAAATGTGCGGCAACAGCCCCACTGTCGGGCCTCTGTGGTGAAATGGATATCACAAGGGACTCATATCCCCTTAGTCCAAGTTCGATTCTTGGCAGAGGCACTGGTACAATACATATAAATAGAAAGGTCTACCGTGAGAATTGGTTTTGGATCTACCGACTGGGGCGATCATGTAGAGGGTCAGCCAGGCGGCTGTACACACATGAGAGCAATGCTTCCTGCACATGGACTATCTCAGATAGGTCATCAAGTTATGACTGGAGAGATTGGATGGAAGGACGGCGAAGGGTTTGTAATCGTTCCCCCCATTGAAAGACTTAAGAGTCAACATAGGGAAATAATTAAAACATACGATCAGTGTTTTGATAAACTTGATGTTATTATTTTAAAACTTTATATGCATCAAGATGCGGTGTCCTATATTAAAAAGGCTCAAGCCTATGGTCAAACAGTAATTGTAGATACCGATGATCATTTTGAGCAGTTACCATCAGACAACATGGCTTACCACACTACCGATCCTAAAAACAATCCAGACAATAATAGAAAGCATCTTATTGATACTTATTCTGTTGCAGATGGAATTATTACAAGTACAAAGTTTCTTGAGCAGAAGGCTTTAAGATATAATAAAAACGTTTATCGTGTACCTAATTCATTAGATCCGTCCACTTTTATACAGAGAATGGACTTTGCTGGTAACAAGCCAACAATTGGATGGATTGGTATTATGCTATGGCGAGTAGACGATATCAAAGAGGTAGGCGCACCATTAAGAACGGTTCTTGAACAGCATGATCTTAAGTTTCATCATTCTGGAATTGTTCTCAATCAACCTAATTGGTTTGCAGAAGCAGCAGGATTCGATCCTGAAAGAATGACTGGCTATGTTGGTGCGCGTCCAGCATTTTATGCCAATATCTTTATGCCATTAGACATTGGAATTGTACCGCTGACTAACAATCCTTTCAATCAGGCTAAGAGTAATCTCAAAGGTCTTGAGTATGCAATGAGTGGTATTCCTTTTG